GTGAAACATTTACCAGACTAAAGATACAATATGAAGATAAGCCTATACTTCCATAAGGTGTTTTTTGTTTTGAGCCCAGCCAGACTCTTCCCTAAATAGGGACTTCGGGGATCGCCCTGGCGAGTTTTTCATTTTTATATCCACTCTCATTTTCTAGTGGAAAAACATAAATCACGTAAAAATGCAGTAACTATACAAAAACATACTATTTTGGTTTATATGTTGGACGGTAGTACCCGCCCATGATGTGGAGTAAATTACTCCACAGATTTGATCCTCTCGGAATTGTGCCAAAACTCTTCTTTCAATGTGTCAAAAGTGGGAAATGTGGTTGGAAGAATCCAATCTTCAATATCCAATTGACTCATCAAATTTCTGAGCATAAACACTTTTTCTTCAAAGATCTCTCTTCCGTAGAAGAAGTACTCTCGAGCCGCCGTAGAGATGACAGCGAGAGCTTGCTCCTCAACAGAAATTTGTTTTGACCTAACCCAGGTCATGAGCATCTTTTCTATGGAATCATGTTCCAATGGTGCAAGATGAGAACCAACCTCTTCATCATATTTCCATGAGCGCTTTAAAAAAGACGCTTGATCAATATGGATAAAAGGAATACTTTCAGCTTCTTTGTCAGCCATTGTATAAGTTATTTCCATTTCTGAAAACGCCTTTGCAATTGCCGTGTGATTATACCAATCTATCTCTTTCGAGACTGACATGATATTATCATCTCCATATGTCATAAGAGACACATTTTGTTTGAAAGATTCAACTTCATTATCAGGGTTCAATACATAGTAAACATATCTCATGTATAAACTATTAACCAAACTATTGATGATGACGGTAAGAGGATGACCTGAAGGGTTGGAACCATAAAACTGAACAAGATCTCCATTGAAATCAACAAATGGAAAAGCAGTGTCTTCCGCTATGCAGCGGATGACAAGAAGATCTTTATCAGTATAGTTTCCTGATGCCTTGCAAAGATCATGGAGAATATCAAAAGCTGCCAAGATAAATGAAGGACTCATTCTCTTGTCAAAAGCCTTATAATCTCCAGCGACTATTCTTTCGGTGCCGTGAGTGGTGATATAGTCATAAAGTTCCGACCACTCTGTCGATTGCGCAACTGTTCCTGGTGCAGCTTCAAAAATGAAGCGATTGTTCTGAATGATCCTAATTGAGGATAACAGATATTTGCGAACGACAATCGTCCAATCAAAGGGGGCTCCGGTGAAAACTCTCGTTTTACCCATTTTGATTTTCTTGAACGATACGGGCTCATCCTTTAGATGAGCACAGAAATTTGGATAAGATCTTTTTCCATCTTCGTAAGTTGTGATAATATCATCAACACGATCCATAATTTCTTTGTTGACAGCGACTGGATGATCCATATTTTGTTCTGGTGGAATTGCTTCCATAAAGAATTTTTTTGATTTTTTCCATGGATTACCAGCACT